TATTTTACTGGAACATCAAGGCCTGCAGCCTGAACGGCTTCATAAACGTCTAAAATAGATAAATCGTAGTCATTGGATTGACCGTTATTACTTTTTAATAACAAGACACCGTATTGATCATAGGTTCTAAATAACTGAGTACCGGCTTTTCCAAGGTCCATTGTTAAGTCTTCAAGTCCTAGCACATCACCGTCTTCAGTAAAGATATTAGTAACAATGTTTTTAACAACTCCAAGTTTTTTAACTTTAGCAGGAGCTGTAATAAAGATAGGCATATCAAATTCTATACTACAAATATCAATATCGCTTTCTGCTGCTTGCGGAATTGTTCTAGAACTAAACGTTAAATTTTTTAAATTTACAACACTAAGACTAGTCCAATCAACAAAGTTATCAGTGGTTTGAATTTCGAAACTTGGATTAAAGAAAACAAGAATTTGTTCTAACAATTGCAATTTTTGATCAGTGTTTGAAGTCCATATATCTGCTTTCATGCTTAACTTATACGGAGTTGGCATTAAACGTTCTATAGTATAATGACCACCTTGAGTACTTTCATATATAGGATCACCTGCTTCATCAAAGTCTGAATATTTTCTTTCTCTAATATTGATTTTACTTACAAAGGTAGCATCGCTTAGTCTAGTCATGTCAAGCTCTAGACCTGTAATATAACAAGCAATTCTTGGTACGGTAGGCATTTTATTTTCAGAGTTATCTCTAATAATAGAAGCTACTTGACGTGTTAAATCACCGTACATTACTGGCACATGGCGTTCTTCGCCGTCACCGGCCTTATACTTGAATCCAATAAAAAAGCGCATGAACTGAGTCACATAGCGTCTTATCTGCCCATCATAAAAGAAGTCCATTATTCATCCGCCTTTGGTCTTAGAGCTTTACTTAAACTCTGTCTTTCTTTGATCATTTTATTATTGATCTTATTAACCGTTTCATTATTAATAAATCCAGTCTTCTGCGTCTTGCGATCATCCTTGCCTTCAAATGTAGCGCCAATTTCTGTATCGGAAGGACCTAGATTGCTCATAGTCATGCGTATATTATCCTCAAATTTAACCCATCGTGCTCCGTTAAATCTAAACAATCTATTTGGAAAATAATCAGTACGTAAATGAAATTGTCCTTCTGCAGGATTTAAAGGAAACGCAATACCACTTGAGAACGGTGTTCCGTTCGGAGGAATTCCGTCACCGGTGATATAACCGCCATAGTCTTCCCATTCCGGAGTCTTATAAATTGTTGAAGCAGTTGCACCTACATAAATTGGATCTCCGTTCTCGTCAAACAACGGATCTCCAGTCTCATCAGTGGCTTGAGTTTCAAAAGAAACATTTAATTGTGTGTTATCCGATGTAACTAGCTCAGTTTCGCCTGTAGTTAAATTTTTCTGCAAAGTATAAAACTTGCTTGTGTCATATCCGCTCTTTGGTGCATCTGCTTCAGCTTGGTCAAGAACTGCTTGTGTAATCTGCATTTCTTTTTCATAAGTTGACATAATGTCGCGTAATGTTTGGTTTGTACCTTCACCTGCAACGCCGTCAAGAATTTGTTTAAACTCTTGACTATCTACTAGAGGTTTGCATTTAGCACGATATAAATGTGGATACCAAGTTACTGAAAAACCTTCCGCAGCACGACTAACTTCTTCAATAACATAAAAACGTTTTAACGCAAAGTTAAAATCGTTAAGTGCATATTCGTCTTTTAAATGAGGCAATTCTAACACATCGCCTGATATAATTTTTCTACCAAGTTTTTCTACGGTATCATTAATATGAAACGTTATAAAAATTGTATCATTTTGCAAGAACAAACCAAATTGACTTAGATTAAAATCAATGTCTTGCAGGTTATATACGCCTCTTAAAATATAAACATCAGGATCATATTTTCGGTCACGATTTTCTAAAAATAAAAGATCTTGAATATTTGACACAGAATCGGTTCCGTAAGTAGGAGTACTAGGATTATCTCCTTGTACAGAACTACCGGGCCCTAAATACTTGTGAACAAGCACATCTGTACCGCCAACTTGGAACATTTCCCAGACGGTTTTATCAATGAATTTGTAGTCGTTGCCCTTTTCGGGACGATATAGCGAAAGTCTTGGCATAGTCATATATTTACCGCTACGATAAATACAAGCATGAGCTCAACTGATCAAGTAAAACAAGAGGTTTATAACTACTGCAAAGCTATGCTAGGCGACGGCATGGTTGATGTAGAGTTAGACCCAATCCACTACGAAACAGCCCTTAATCGTGCCCTAGCGGTTTTCCGTCAGCGTTCAGATAATGCTGTAGAAGAAAGCTATGCCTTTTTAGTGCTAAAAACCGATGTTAACGAATATATTTTGCCTAAGGAAGTACAACAGGTTAGGCAAATTTTTAGAAGAAGCGTTGGTTCAAGAACTGGAGGCGGTACCGGAGGTACGGTATTTGAACCTTTTAATTTAGCCTATACTAATACATATTTGTTAAGCTCGACAAATATGGGCGGTTTGTTAACCTATGAACTCTTTTCGCAATATCAAGAGCTTGTAGGAAAAATGTTTGGAGCATTTATTAATTTTACTTGGCATCCGCAGAGTAAAAAGTTAATAATTCATCAAAGACCAAGAACTGATGAGTCAGTTATGTTACAAATCTATAACACAAAACCAGATAGCTCTATCATAACCGATACCTATTCTGGGCAATGGATTAAAGATTATGCTTTAGCTAACTGCAAAATGATGCTAGGACAAGCTCGTGAAAAATTTGCTCAAATTGCCGGTCCTGGCGGCGGAAGCTCATTAAACGGAGCAGCACTCAAAACAGAAGGGCAAGCCGAAATTGATAAGTTAACTGAAGATCTAATGAAATTGGTGCCAGGCGGCTCCGGTTATACCTGGATAACTGGTTGACCTTCAAATAAATTTCACGTATAATATCCTTTAACTGGAGGATATTATGATTATAGGTGTATGCGGGTTTATTGGATCGGGCAAAGATACTATTGCCGATTATCTAGTTAATTTCCACGAATTTAGACGAGAGTCTTTTGCTAATACATTAAAAGACGCAGTAAGCTCTGTGTTTGGTTGGGATCGAACTATGTTAGAAGGTCGAACCAAAGAAGCAAGAGAGTGGCGCGAACAAGTTGATCCTTGGTGGGCAGAAAGACTTGCAATGCCTACACTTACTCCAAGGTGGGTACTTCAATATTGGGGCACAGAGGTATGCCGCAAAGGCTTCCATGATGATATTTGGATAGCATCATTAGAAAATAAACTTCGTAATTCTAAGGATAATGTAGTAATTTCAGATTGTCGTTTCCCCAACGAAATTAGCAGTATTAGAAATGCGGGTGGTAAAATTGTATGGGTACGCAGAGGAGAACTTCCCGAATGGTATGATATAGCGTTAGCCGCTAATCAAGGACATAACTGGGCGTTCCAAGAATTAAAAATGCGTAAAATTCATGCTAGTGAAACTGCATGGGTAGGAACAGAATTTGATCATTTTATAGATAATAACGGAACTATCGATGATCTATTTAAGCAGACAGAATTAGTAGTCAGAGACCAAATCTCCTTGACGCCAAGTAATGCCCTCTTTGCTTAAAACTTGAGAACAATTACAACATATTGTTTTTAGATTACTAGGACGGCAGTTATCTAAATTGCCGTCTACGTGAAATACTCTAAATACTTCAGAATGCGGACTTTTAAATCCGCATTTTTCGCATTGCGATTTCATTTTGTATCCAGCACGTTTCCAACGAGGTATATGTGCTTTAGACCCGTGAGCTAGACACGCTTCGCAGAGCGTTCTATAATAAGGTTTTTTACCTTTATAATAATTTAATGCTCTAGGCCGTTCATTACAGGCCTTACAAAGTGGTCTCATAAAAATATTTACACCTTTTCTTCCCCTTTTTCTGATGTTATAAGAAGGTATTTTTACCTTTTACCGCTAAATACTTTGAGTAAAACTATTACCAGGAGAATAGGGAATGGCACTAACATCACCAGGCGTACAAGTAACGGTAATTGACGAGAGTTTTTACACACCTGCAGAACCAGGTACAACTCCGCTTATCGTTGTGGCCACAGGACAGAATAAAACAAATGCAGCAGGCACAGGCACCGCTGCTGGAACATTAAAAGCAAATGCTGGTAAGGCTTATAAGATGACAAGCCAGAAAGATTTGGTAGATACATTTGGTGTTCCGTTCTTTGAAAAGACAGCCAGTGGATCACCAATCCATGGCGGAGAGCGTAACGAATACGGTCTACTAGCAGCATATAGCTATCTAAGCGCATCGAACGCAGCTTTCATTGTAAGAGCAGACATAGATCTTGATCAACTAGAAGCAACAGCAGACGCCCCGGGAGCAAATCCAACAGACGGCGCATGGTGGCTAGACACACAAAATACAACATGGGGTATTCAAGAATGGAACAGCGCAACCGTTCCAAACGGTGGACAAAAGTTTGCCGCAAAAACTCCAATTGTTTTATCCGATGACGATACATCAAAATTAGACGGTTCAGATGTTCCTTTAGCATCAGTTGGTTCTATTGGAGATTATGCCGTAGTTGCAGTATCAACAGGTCCAGCAGCAGTATACTTTAAGACTCCTGGAAACAGCGGTGCTGGTGTAACAGCCGGTAGCTGGGTTTTAGTAGGCAGCAATGACTGGGCAGCAAGTTGGCCAACCGTTAGCGGTGGCGCCGTGACAGCGTTAACAGCAGCAGATACATTCTTAATCAATGGAACATCAGTTGCAGTTCAATCAGGCGGCAGCGTAAGTGCAAGATTATCAGCAACAGCAAGTTATATTAACGGCTTAGGCATTACTGGTGTGAGTGCTAAAGTAGCAAACAGCAGATTATATCTATACTCAGATGGTTCTACAGATACAGCAGGCGATTCAACACTAAGTGGTGCTATTGTAATTGCAACAGGTTCGGGAACCGTTCTAACTGATCTAGGAATTGCAACAGGTACATACCTACAACCAAAACTAGTTCACGCTCCACACACTTCTGTTCCAACATTTAAGAGAACAGATAATCCTTCAACAAAACAAGGATATCCAACAGGTTCTGTATGGATTAAAACTACAGAGCCAGGAAATGGTGCTCGTTGGAGAGTTAAGAAATATAGTTCAGCTACACAAGCATGGACAGCAATTTCTGCTCCAATCTATGGAACAACACATTCCGCAGATTATTATTTAGATCGCTCAAATGGCGGTTTAGCAATTGACAAAGATTCTTTATTTGTTCAATTTAACAGCGACGAAGAATTTAGTTATTCAACACCAAACGGTACTCCGTCAACTGACACTACATTAGAAACTTCTAAATTTAAAATTTGGAGACGTGCTGTTAAAGGTGCAACAACAATTACTTCTAAAGTAATTACTAATGGAACACTAAGTGGTGCTAAGACATTTACAATTAAACAATCTGTTGTAGGTGATGCAGCTCTAAGTACAGCAGCTACCGTTACATTTACAGCAGCAGGCGACAGCACTGATGCAGAAACAATTGCAGCAGCAATTAACGCATTAACATTTTATGACTCAACTGGCTTAGTTGAAATTACAAACAATGTTGAAGCAAGTGTTTCAGCAGACAACCAGTTAGTAATCAAACACAAAGCTGGCGGCGAAATTAGATTTAAAGATACATCAAGCACAGCATTTGCAACATTATTCAGTGCATCTGCTTATGTGTTAGATTTAAGCTCAGCAGCACCTGGCGCAGCTGACGGTTATCTAGCAACTTACTGGCAACCACTAGCAACTGCTGGATTTACAGCAAGTGGCGATGCTCCATTAAATGAAGCAGAAGACGGCCAATTATGGTTTAACAACGTTTATAGCGATGTTGACATCATGGTTCACAATGGTTCTACATGGAAAGGTTACAAAAACGTATTTGCTTCAACAGATCCAGCAGGTCCGTATGTAGGTGCAAGTATGCCAACAACACAACAAGACGGTGTAACATCTCTTGTAACTAACGATTTGTGGATCAGCACAGCTGATATGGAAAACTTCCCAACAATTTATCGCTTTAATGATGACATTCAAGGCGGTATTACCGATAAGTGGGTTTTAGTTGACAAGACTGATCAAGTTTCAGAAGAAGGAATTGTATTTGCTGATGCACGTTGGGCAACTAGCGGCGGCGACACATCTGTAAGTCCAACTCTTGCAGCATCAACAATTGTTGATTTATTAAGCAGTGACTTCTTAGACTTTGACGCTCCAGATCCAGCACTATATCCAAAAGGCATGTTGCTATGGAACCTACGTCGTTCTGGCGGTAACGTAAAACAATATAGAAATAGTTACATCGATGTCACAGCAGACAACGGACGCATGGGCAATGTAAGCATGGAACTATACGTAACAGATCGTTGGACAACAGCATCTGGTAATAACGAAGACGGTTCTGGTACATTTGGTCGCAAGGCACAACGTAAAGTTGTTGTTCAAGCACTTAAGAGTGTAATTGATACAAGTTCAGAAATCCGCGATGAAGAGCGCAGAAACTTTAACTTAATTGCTGCACCTGGATATTCAGAAGTGTACAGCAACCTAGTTAACCTAAACATTGATCGTGGCATGACAGCATTTGTTCTTGCAGATACTCCATTCCGCTTAAAGAGCAACGCAACAGAACTTATTAATTGGGGTACAAACGCAAACGCAGTAACCGACAACGGTGATGCAGGTGTTGTAACTTATGATGAATATTCTGCAATGTGGTATCCAAATGGATTTACAACAGACTTAAGTGGTGTTAATGCAGTTGTTCCTGCAACACACATGATGCTTAAGACAATTGCACTAAGCGATCAAGTTTCTTATCCATGGTTTGCACCAGCAGGTACAAGACGTGGCGGTATTACTAATGCAACATCAGTTGGTTACATTGATTCTGTATCAGGAGAATTCCAAACCGTATTCCTAAACGAAGGTATGAGAGATGTTCTTTATGACCTAAAGATTAATCCAATTCCATTCTTTGTTGGCGTAGGACACGTAGCATTTGGTCAAAAAACAAGAGCAAAGAATGCTTCTGCACTAGATAGAATTAACGTAGCACGTTTAGTTGTATACCTGAGAAGCCAATTAAACAAACTAGCTCGTCCATACATTTTTGAACCTAATGATAAAATCACTAGAGACGAAATTAAAGGCGCAGTAGAAAGTTTATTGCTTGAATTAGTAGGCTTAAGAGCACTATACGACTTTGCGGTGGTTTGTGATGAAAGTAATAACACACCATCAAGAATCGATCGTAACGAACTTTATGTTGATATCGCAATTGAACCAGTGAAAGCAGTTGAGTTCATTTACATTCCATTGCGTGTTAAGAACACAGGAGAGATTTAAAAATGGCACTATCATCACTGAATAGATTTTCTATTCCACCATCAGGTGCAAACAGCAACACAGCGTTGCTAATGCCAAAACTAAAGTATCGCTTTAGAGTAACATTACTTGGTTTCGGTGTTGAATCTAGCGTAGAATTAACTAAGCAGGTTCAAGACGTTACAAGACCTAAAGTATCTTTTGAAGAAATGACACTAGATGTTTACAACTCAAAAGTATACCTAGCAGGTAAGTACTCATTCGAAACCGTTACATTAACACTACGTGATGATGCATCTGGTTTTGTACAAAAACTTGTTGGTCAACAAATTCAGAAACAATTTGACTTTATGGAACAGGCATCTGCACGTTCTGGTATCGACTACAAGTTCCAAACTAACGTTGAAGTACTTGACGGCGGTAACGGTGCTAGCGAAGCAAACGTTCTTGAAAAATTTGAAATGTATGGTTGCTTTGTTCAAAATGCAGACTACGGCGAGTTAGCCTACGGTACTAACGAACATGCTACCGTGGCATTAACAATTCGTTTCGATAACGCAATTCAGTTTGCAGGAGCAAACGGCTCCGGAACAGATCGTGGTATTGGCGCAGTTGTTGGTCGTACAATTGGCGAAGCTGTTACTGGACGTTCAGGCGCACAATAATAACTCATTTGAGTCAAAAGAGCCCGGAAATATTCCGGGTTTTTTTGTGGCATAAATATTTGTATGGCAAATAAATTTACTCGTTTCCTTACAGGTGTCGGTCAAGGTCTAACAAATCCAAAAGGTGTTTGGGGGAATTGGCAACACGCAACTCGTCTGTATATAGACGATACAATGAGGTTGGCTCCGAGAACCAAGTTCTTATTTTATGTTCGATTTGAATTAGATAAGACTGCAATTAAAGCACCTCAATTTACAAATAGACATGCCGACGAAATTGGATTCTTAGTAAAATCTACCGACTTGCCTAAGTACACAATCGAATCTGTTACTAAAAATCAATATAATCGTAAAAAAATAATTTACAAAAACTATACTTACGATCCTGTTAATCTAACATTCTACGATGACAGCGCAGGAATTATCAATGCACTATGGGCATTGTATATGGGATATTATATTGCTGATCGAAATCTTCCTGATCAGGCATTTTCTAAAACAAACTATAGACAGACTGAGACAGGATTAGACAACTTCCAATACGGATTTGACAATAACAGAGGCCCAGATTTTATTAAAAGTATTTCTGTGTATACTATGAGTCGTAGAAGATTTAACGGATACACATATATTAATCCAAAAATAACATCCTGGAGTCACGGTAATGTTGATTACTCGGCAAGCAGTGAGGCATTAGAAAACACAATGAGTTTTCAATATGAATCTGTTAGATATAGTTCAGGACAAGTAGCCATTGGAAGTCCTAAGGGATTCGCTACATTACACTACGATACCACACCAAGTCCATTAAGTGTTGCCGGTGGAGGTGTTGCAACATTAACAGGACCTGGAGGTGTTCTAGACGGTCTTGAATCAGTGTTTGGTGCTGTAGGTGATGGTACTGCATTTGGTAGTATCGGCGGCTTCTTAGGAACTGCCATTGCTGCTGCAAATACCGTTAAAAATATCAAAGGTTTAAGTAAAGACGGACTTAAACAAGAAGCAATTAATATTTTAAGTAGTCCTGCAACAATTCGTGGAGCAATCAATACCGTTGGCGGTATTGTTGGAGCAACATTTCCAAAGAATTCAAACAATACAGATACCACAATAGCAAGCCCTAAAATAATGGCCGGCGGGGATAACATAGTATAATGTCAACTAATCTACCAGCACCTATAATCGAAGATAGCGCAGAAGCTACTAAATTATTTTTTGATCAGTATGGAATCAGTCCTTTAGAATTTTCTGCAAACGAAGTATCAGCAGCAATTGGTTTTTTTGAGTCAAAAGGATTTTCTGGCCAAGCGGGCACCGCCACAGCATACACATTATTAAACCAAGCTAAAATAGATGGAGTTTCTGTTTTTAAATTATTAGATACATTAAAAACTTTTGATGGTGTTGAGCTAAGTGCTGTCGTAAGCGAAATATTGAATAATAATAGACGATCAACATCTACACTAGGCTATAGATCATTATCTATTAGTAAAGCCGAAATTCTTAGAAATATATCACCGTAATGCCTAAATTTGCATCAGGAAGGTTTGAGATGAAAAATCCCGACAAATACGTTGGGAAAAAAACACCGTTAGCTCGTAGTAGCTGGGAATTTATTTTTATGAGAATGCTTGATGAACATCAGGGCGTTCAAAATTGGGCTAGCGAAAGTATACAAATACCTTATCGAGATCCTTTAACAGGAAAATATACCGTGTATGTCCCAGATTTTTTTATTGTCTATGTTGATAAGAACGGAAATAAACATGCAGAAGTTGTAGAAGTAAAACCGGAAAGTCAAACTAAATTAGAAAGTGTTGGAAAAAGTCTTTATAACCAGGAACAATATGTAAAAAATATGGCCAAATGGGAAGCTGCTAGTAAGTGGTGTAAACAGCAAGGTGTAAGATTTCGTATTGTAAACGAAGGCGATATTTTTCATCAAGGTAAAAAACGTAGATAAGTAATATATGACCAAAAAACTTGAAGAACTTTTTAATTTAGACTCTGCCGAACCAGAGAAAAAAACAGAAGAATCTGCTCCTGTTGTTTCGCACGAACAAGTTAATTCTCTTGAAGATAGCTATAAAGCAGTAGCAGAAATAACCAAAGGGTTACCTGTTATCAAAGAGTTAGAAGAATTAGACGATAAAGAACTTGACAATCTAGCAAAGAAAGCAGAAGATGCCTACGACGATTTAATGGATTTGGGCATGAATGTAGAAGTACGATACAGCGGCCGTATTTTTGAAGTAGCAGCAAGCATGATGGGCAATGCTATTAACGCTAAAACTGCTAAAATTGATAAAAAATTAAAAGCAATTGATCTTCAACTTAAGAAGTATAAGATTGATAAAGATAATAACGAAGATCCAAACGATGTGTTACAAGGCCAGGGCTACATCATTACAGACCGCAACGATCTTCTTAAGAAATTGGGTCAAAAGGAATAAATATAGTTATGAAGACTTTTAGAGAATACCTTGCTGAAAGCAAAAAATCGTACCCTTTTAAAGTAAGGGTAGCTGGCGAACTGCCTGAAAATTTTGAGAAAAATTTCAAAGAATGCTTGGGAGCAACAAATCCTACTATTGTAGAAAAATCAAAAACTCCTATACAAGCATCACCCATTGATTTTCCAGAATTAAGTAATGTGGAAGTTCATACATTTGAAGTTGTTTGTGAATATCCTATTACTGCACCAGAAATTGCAGAACATGTCAAGTACTTTGTACCGGAGAGCCATTTCCGTATTAGAAACGGCGGTGATTCTCACGAAGCAGACATAGTATTTGTTGACTCTGAGCCAAGTGGTAAAGCTGTTTTAGAAGAACCAGTATTGTCAAACGACAAGATTAAGGTTAAAGATTATTTCGGTGATGATTTTAATAAAGGATTTTTAAAAGATCTAGAAAAAACATCAAAGACTAGAAAGAAAGAAAACGGCACACAGGTCGAATACAAATTACCTAAATTTAAACAAGACAAGGCGGGTGCAAGCTCACCTATGAGTAAAGTTGATAACCCTAACCCAGTCAAAGGATAAAAAATGAATTTTCATGAATTGCTAACAAAAATGCAAGAATTAGACAGGCCAGTTGAAGAGTGCGGTGAGCCAATGAACATGCCTGCTCCAGCAATGCAAACTCCTCCAACGACACCTCCAAGCATGAGTGTTAACCTAAATGCTCAAGGCATGGATAATATTGAGGACTTATTAAAGTTAATTACTAAAGTCAATCCTGATACAATTAAATCAGATCCAACTTTACCATCTTTAACACCTCCAGGTCCTTCTATCGCTAGCATTAAACCAGAATTACCCCCACTAAAAATGTTACCTGACTTTGATAAACCAGGTGATGACAAAATGAATCCTCCGGGATTACCTGGCCTTGGCGGCGGTGGTGACGAACCAAAAGTTATCGATATCGATATTGACGGTGATAAAGAAAAAGAAGGTCCCGGCCCAGACGGTAGTCCTGAACATGAAGGTCCAGAAGGCGAAAAACCTGAACCAGAAGAAATGGACGACAAAGAAGAAAAAGACGACGACGAAGATAAAGAAGATGAGGCATTTGGTAATTCAGTTGGAAGTTCAGAGCCAGAAACTAAAGATGCATCATTTTCAACACACGACGGCAACGATTTAAACAAATCAAAAGGAACATATCCTAAAGTTGCTGGTGGCGATAACCCAATGCAAAAACAAAAATTTGAGGGCGATTTAAGATCTCAAATTCGTGCAGAACTAATGCAACGATTAGCAGAAGCTAAAGGAGCGAAATAATGGCAAGCGTAACAAGAACTAATGGCTTACAGGCAACCGTAGGTACATTGTATTCTCCTAATTGCAACTTGTTTAAGATTCAAGTTCAAAATAACAGCAACTCTAACATTGATCTTCGCGCAGAAGATGACGCAGTTGACGAAGTAGTAGAAGTTATTGTTAAAGAATTAAATCCTATGGCTTACTTTACCGTAGATGCTGCTACAGGGTTAATTTATGTTGTAATGGATAAAAACATCAACGATGCTAGCGAACTACAAACTAGAATTCGTAATTTGGGTTCTTCAGTAGGTGCAAACGGCGTCGATGTTCGTGGAACTGACGTTACATTAGGTACAAGTTTTACCGTTGCTTAATCTACAAATATAGTCAAATAGGGCCGCAAGGCCCTATTTTTTTCAGTAAATAATAGTATGGCAAAATCATTAGATGGCGTATTAATTAAGAAGGCGCATAAACAGCAACGATACACACTTGAAGAAGTTAAACATCTCGAAGCGTGTATGGATCCTGTTACAGGTCCTCTTTATTTCGCTAAAAATTTTATTAAAATTCAACATCCTGTTCGAGGTAGTATTCCCTTTGAACCGTACGAATACCAAGAACGGTTAATTGAAGCCTATCACGGCAACAAACAATGTATTGCTATGTTGCCTCGTCAGATGGGTAAGACCACATGTGCCGTTGCTTACTTACTCTGGTACACAATGTTTGTACCTGATTGTCAAGTTCTTATTGCCGCACACAAATACGAAGGTGCAAAAGATATTATGGATCGTTACCGTTATGGTTACGAAAACCTTCCAGATTTTATACGTGCAGGTGTTTATTCATACAATAGAAATACAATCGAATACGATAACGGTGCTCGTATACAAGCAACCACAACTACAGAAAATACTGGTCGTGGTAAATCTCTATCATTGATTTATTGTGATGAGTTTGCGTTTGTGCAACCTCCCGAGAAAGCTAAAGAATTCTGGACTGCCCTATCGCCTACACTAGCAACAGGCGGTAAGTGTATCATTACATCAACACCTAACTCAGACGAAGATCAGTTTGCGTTAATTTGGACCGAAGCAAACAAAAGATTTGACGAATTTGGCAATGAACAAAAATTAGGAGTTAACGGATTTCATAGTTATTTTGCCCACTGGAGCGAACATCCAGACCGAGATGACGAATGGGCAAGATTAGAACGTGCAAAAATTGGAGAAGAACGTTTCCGTCGTGAATTTGAATGTGAATTCTTGATCTTTGACGAAACGTTAATTAACTCAGTTAAACTTGCTGAATTAAAAGGTACTGAGCCTATGTTATCTATGGGACAAACACGATGGTACAAAGAGATTAATCCGCAAGCAACATATCTTGTAGCATTAGATCCTAGTTTAGGAACAGGCGGTGACAATGGTGCTATTCAAGTATTTGAAATGCCCCATATGGATCAAGTAGCAGAATGGTATCATAATTTAACTCCAGTACAAAGTCAAGTAAAAATATTAAGAGAAATTTGTTCTTATATCCAGGATCAGGGAGAATTAAAAGGCGGTCATCCTCAAATTTATTATAGTGTTGAAAATAACACTTTAATAAATTTGAGGA